TCACCTCTGCACCTTCTCAAACACCCTCTCCGCTACCGCTTCGCACTCCTCAGGCGTGCACCGGAACGAGCGGGTGCCGAAGGACGCGCGAAACGTCGCGTAAAGCATATTGCCGAGTGCTGCCGCATCCGTATGCGGCTCGAGCCGCCCTCCGATTGACTGGATTTCCTCCATGTACTCGTTGCAGTCCCCGAACTTCATCGGGTCCCACACGCGGATTTCATCAATAAGCGCCTTCACAAGCTGCAGCAGATACTCCTTGCCTGCCTTGTGGCGCGCCTCATCTGCGATGGCCGCCACGCCCTCGATTGCCTGCGTATGCGTACGATCGAGCAGATGCGTGTAAATCTTCTGCGTGGTGGCCGGTGTGGAATGTCCGAGCGCCTTGCCGATATTGTACGCCGGAATGCCCGCCTGATTGGACAGCGACGCGAATGTATGCCGCAGATCATGCAGCACGATTTTCGGCAGATCGTTATCCGCAAGGAACTTGCCGAACAGCTCAGACAGATAATTCGGTCGGAACGGCCTGCCGTCCTCCATCACAACCACATAGTCGTTATCGTCATAGGCGTTCTTGTACGTTGCCCTGCACGCCTGCTGATGCTCCTTTGCTGCCTTCAGCATATCGCACAGTGTATCCGGCAGGTACAGCGTGCGCGTCGAGGACGCCGTTTTGGTGCCCTTCTCGATTTCCTTTTTACCGGCCTGCGTGCGCGTATTCTCAATCGTGATGGTCTGGTGTTCAAGGTCAACATCGCTCCACCGCAGACCGCACAGCTCGCCGCGGCGCAGTCCGAGATACGCACAGATATACATCGGCAACTCGAGCCGCGTTCCGACAGCCTTGGCGAGCAGAACACCAAGCTGTTCGGGCGTGTAAAACTTCGCCTCGCGCTGACGCTTATTCGGCGGCGAGACCGCACGCATCGGATTTTTCATGATATACTCCTGCCGCTCCGCCGCGTTCAGCGTGTTCGTCAGCAGATTATGATGCTTGATGACCGTATGCCGTCGTTTGCTCGATCTGCGGCACGATAATATTATTGTACCAGTAGTCAAGCCGCTGCGCGAACGCGTACTCGCTCGGCATGATCTGCGTCCCCCTGTCCTTCTTGACCTTGTGCTCATTGAACGCACGGGTCGCGTCGCGCTTCGTGTCGAACGTCCGGTACTTGCGAACACGCTTTCCCTCGCGGTCAACGCCGTAGTCAAAGCACACGCGGTACTTGTCGCCGCGCTGCGTAATGCTGCCATATGCCATGCTTCTCGACTCTGTGGCTTAACGATGCCATGGAATTTTGCGGCTGTCAATGGCTACAAATTGTTGCAACGCAAAATCGCATTCTCACAAAAATATTATTTGCTGCAGATAAAAGCAAAACCGACGGTTTAAACCGTCGGTTTTGTGTTAGTTTTGGTGGAGCCGAGGGGAGTTGAAGCCCTGTCCGATGACGGTATAACTGACGTTTTCAAGGGTCGTGTTGCATTTCGTGTTGCATGGGTTTAGCCTGTTCAGAGTATAACACGGCCTTACAGATTGAGACTCAAAAGTCCCTCGAAATAGTCATTTACTTTCGTATCAACGGCTGCACGGTCAGCAGAGAACGTATGCTGATAGACGCTTTCCAGAATACTGTCGGTAGACCAGCCGCCGCGCTCACGGCTGTACAGGTTGGGAATGCCGAGCGACACGAGCACAGAGGCGGACAGATGGCGCAGGTCGTGGAAGCGCATATGCGGCAGCCCTGCGGCCTCGATCGCGCGGACGAAGTGCTTGTAGATCGTTTCGCCGGTCATGGGAATAATAAAGTCATCGGGAGCACCGGTGCCGATCAGCTCCTCCAGATAAGGGGACAGCGTGAGCCGTCGAGTGCTCTCATAGGTCTTGTTCTGCTCGCGGATGATATGCTCCCCGTCAACGGTCAGGATGGTGCGCCGCACGGTGAGTACGCCGTCACGGACATCTTTATATTTCAGACCGCGCACCTCACTCATACGCAGGCTGAGCCACATGGCCAGTAGCGCAGGCAGCTCCACATCGGTTCCTTTGACTGCGGCGATGACTTCGGCTGCGGTCGGCAGCTCACGGACACGCTTTTTCTTCGAGGGGAGAGTAACAGTCAGAACCTTCTCCGGCGCCTGCTGCTTGATTGCTGCGGCAACAAGTCCCCATGCGTTTGCTACGCTCTTTGCGGAGAGCTTGCGAGCCATCTGGTTAATGTACTTCTGCGCGGTGATGGTGTCGAAGTCCGCGATCTCAATGTCCGCGATCTCGCTCAGACGGTTGCGTTCCACGTTGCGGTAGCCTTCAATCGTGGACGGTGACAGCACGTTCTCCTTGCTGGCGATGTATTCCGCGACCGCCTTGGAGATGGTCATGCTGTTTTCCTCATACCGCTTGTTCGTCAGAAACAAAGTCGCTTGAAACTCGGCTTCTTTCTTACTCGCGGCCGTGAATGACTTGTACTGTCGCTTGCCGTTTTCGTCTTTGCCGATGTAGGTAAGGCACCGCCATTTGCCTGACGGCGTTTTCTTTGCTGTTGCCATAATAGAAAAACCCCTTTCCACCATGAAAAAAGTATGGTAAAATAGGGGTACTGATGGCTGTGGAAGGTTTATCAGTACCCCGTCCCGTTCCGGTGCGCCAACACTGGAGCGGGATTTTTTTGTTTTAGAATTCGCGTATCAGTACGCGCGGTATGCCGATGATGTGGCAGCTTTCGAGGTCTACGCCTTCAATGCGCTTGGGCGGATACAGGTTATTGAGCGGAACAAGCTCGAGCCAGTCCTCGCCGTCCACATAGTTAATGCGCTTGATCGTCATTTCGTCATCGCCGTAGCTGATAACGCCGATCTCGCCGCTGTGGTTCATGGTTGACTGCTTGAGCACCAGTACAATGTCGCCGTTGCGGAAATCGGGATACATACTGTCGCCGCGGACACGCATGGCGCAGAACTCCTCGGCTTTCCGGCCTTTGAGGCAGGCGCGCGGCACTTCGATCTTCTCGCCGGTCGCGCTCTCGTCGATGGATACGCTGTCGTAGTGCGCCGCTACACTGGTGATGACCGGAAACGTCACCGTGTCCTCGGTGATGGCGGGGGAGGGGAGGTTGGTGATTTCATCATCTATTAAATAAGATGGCTGCACACCGAATAGTTGTGCCATAACTTTGATTTTTGAACTCGGAATATCATCAACACGACCGCATTCCCACTTGCTAACGGCGTTTTTCTGTACGCCCAGCTTAGCACCTAACTCTGTCTGAGTTAATCCAAGGGATTTGCGCTGCATTTTTATCTTTTCACCGATGGTCATTATATCACGCCCTTCTTGTTGGTGTATCTTAATAGTAACACATTTTTTCAAAAAGTCAACAAAAAGTATCTTGACAAAATGAAAATACGTGCTAAAATAAAAGTATCCTGAAAAGGTGAAAAGAGGTGATAGGTATGAATGTCAATATGTTGAAGGGCAAAATCAAGGAAAACGATATGACCCAGGAAGATGTAGCAAACAAAATCGGGCTGAGTTTATCGCGGTTTAACGCCAAATTGAACGAAACGGGAGGGGCTGAGTTTTCTCTCGGAGAAGTTCGGAGCATGAAAAACCTGTTCAAGCTCCAGCCTGAACAGGTAGACCAAATTTTTTTCGCATAAAAGTATCTTGAAAAGATGATACACAAGAAAGCGAGGTGGGAACATGACCTTAAAAATCATTGCGCTGTGTCTGTCAGCCTTTGCTTTGGGCTGGGGCACGTGCAGCGTGGTTTATCAGATTGCGTTAATGCGTTGCGAGCAACGCAAGCAGTCCGACAACAAATCCGGCAAGACCGAATAGAACCCCGGCAATCGCAACAGTAAGATTGATACGATTCCATTTTAATGTGAATTGATGTTCTTCTTTATCGGCTGTTTCGCGCAGACGACATTCTTCTTCAGCGTCGAGTATCTGCTTTTGTAAAGCTGCCTGAAGCTGCTCAATTTGCTGGGTGTGCGTATCATTCTGCTCAATCTGCTTTTGCAGAGCTGCTTTTAAGTGCTCGATTTGCTCAGTGTGTTGGTCGTTCTGCTCAATCTGCTGCTCAAGAAAAGGCTTGAGACCGGTTGGATCAGACAAGCTTCTGTGTAGAGCTTCCTTGTCTTCATCAGACAGGCGAAAAGAATCCAACTCAGCAACGCGATTGTGAAAGTCGATAGAATCCTTGAAAGTCATTAACGATCCCTCCTTTGGCTTTCAGTATATCACACAGGCCGAGGAGGGGCAACGAAGATCAAGAAAGCGAGGTGAGAAGCGATGAACGATCTGAAAGAGATCAAAGAAAAACTGGCAGCCATCGAATCGTTACTTCAACGGTTGCCAGAAATTCAGGCGGCTGTATTTTTGCTGATGCGCGATGAGTACGAAACCGCCAAAGCGCAGGGAAGAGATGCACGGCAGCTATGGTCAGTACCTAATCCCGATCAGAGGTAAATCCGATACGGCGCGGCGGCGCAGCCGGATTGGGCTTCGGCACGGCCAAAAGAAGAAAATTCAGCTGTGACATGTGCTGAATGAGTTGCGCTTCCTGATCGTTGACCTTGCCGTAAAAATAGAGCATGTCCGGATTCTGAAAACCAATATCATGGACTGCCATTTTTATAGCCGTACCAAACGATGCCAGGCAGATAGCGATTTCGTGGTCGTTGTCTAACCCATCTTCAAACTGTTTGATTTGTTCCTTGATCTTTTTGTATTTCCAATCTGCCATGTGTGGATCGGAAAGATCAGCAGCCGAAATATCGCCCAGTGGATTGGCTAGCTGCTCATAGACACGATTGTGCAAATCAACACTTGACTGAAAATCCATTAGTATCGCTCCTTTCGGCTTCCAGTATATCATACTGGCAGGGGAGGGGCAACGAAGATCAAGAAAGCGAGGTGAGAATATGAACGAAGCGCAAGGATATATTGCCGGAGATAAACTGCTGTTATCTGTCAAGAACTTAAATGAACTATACAAGTTAATCGACACAGCTCAGACGCAGTTACAGTCATTAAACGCTACTTTATCCAGGTTGAAAAGCTATGATTTGGAGATCAAAATTTCACAGGAGTGAGAGGCTCATTTCTGATATGTTATTTCCGACTCATATGCAGTGCTTTCAATCTCCAAATTGATCCATTGTACAGTCAGAGAAATCAGAGCCTTGAGATCTTTCAGGTCTCGGTCAGTATGCTTTTTTAAGTAATGCGCATAATCGTTACCCAACCAAGCGGCACGCTTTGCAAGTGCTTTTGTGCGTGGATGTTCAATGAACCGTTCGATACACTGCGCCATAGGCATAGCTTGAATTTTGTCCTTTTCGTCCGTCTGTTTTGAAATCGCGTAATCTTTAACAAGGAATTCAAGCGCCCGGCGATATCCCAAACCTGCAATTTGATCAAGATGTTCTTGTTCTGCACGCAAAGCCTGCTCGTAAATAGTCGAAAACTGAGGAGATAAAGCTATGATTTGATCAGGGATGTTGGTTTCCTCAATAAAAGCCGGATACTGATTGTGTATGTAAAAACAATGGTATTCCTCTTTGTAGACAGTTGAAAAGACATCTTGACAAAAATGACAGAAATGCAATGAATAGGCAGTTTCTTCATATGCGCAAGCGTACAGCATCTTAAAATCACCGATTTTATGGCATATTGGGCACTGCGTTATTTTCTCGAAGTTGGCTGAAGGATATCCGTTGGTATCAATATTAAAATATTTTTCTTCAATAATCACAAGTTATTCCTCCTTTTGTTCCAGTATACCACGAGCAAGGGCAGAGAGGCTACCCCGAAAGTGAGGTGAGGGAGATGAAAATCATCATCGAAGGCGAGGCAAAAGAAATTGCCGCCCTTGTATTAGCGGTACAAGAACGGCAAAATACTTCGGCTGTCGAAGCCGTGTCAGCAGAAATGCTTACTCGCTTGCAGAAATCTGTCGATGGTATTCGATGAGCATTTCTTTTGCGATGACCGAAGCGAGCTTGGCTTGCAGAACAACAGCCTTGCTCAGATCATCATCGTCAAAATGCTTTGTACAGTTCTCAAAGGCAGTTTGACGAATCGCTTCAAAATCAATTTCTTTCATAAGACTATCCCTCCTTTCGGCTTCCAGTATATCACACAGGTCGAGGAGGAACAACGAAGATCAAGAAAACGAGGTGAGAACATGAGCGAGAAAAAGAAAAACCTGCTCATCGGCTTAATCCGCAAGTATATGGTGATTGCGAAAATCAAGAGCTACACACAACTTGCGGCTGCGATGGGCTGTGTGTCTGCGCCGACGCTGTACCGCCGGATGGAGGACATTGAAAAGCTGACACTCGGGGAGCTGGGCCGTATCGTTCGGTTCCTGCGTATCCCCATGGAGGAACTGCAGGAGGTGTTTACAAGATGAATCGTATCAACGGAGTTATTGCCGGCCTGTCATTCCTCGGTCTGCTGTCTGCCAGCGGCTACGCTGAAATGGACAAGCTGCCGATGGGCGGTTATACAGTTCTGGCAGCACTGTTGTTGGGCGTTATGCTTATCAGCGTGCGCAGTCTCGTTAAGTATTACTACGAGGGAAACTGAATGTGGACGAAGAAGAAAGAATCCGATATTCTGTCGCAGATGGCATCGGACGCTCGCGTGTCAGATGCAGCAAAATGCGAAATCAAGCCGGTTTTGCAGCCGCAAGCACGCAAAATCGGTGTGAAAACAGAAAAACGCCGCTGAGGAACGGCAATTCCAACAGCGGCATATGAAAGATTACACTTACATAATACCCGCAAGGAGGCGGGAAGTCAATGAAAATTGAACTGAAATCTTTGGACTTGGTGCACTTCAAGTGCTTTCCCAAGCTGCACCTCGACTTTCACGAGGGCGTGAATAGCCTGTTCGGTGCCAATGCCGCAGGCAAAACCAGCGTTTATGATGCGCTGACGTGGCTGCTTTTCGACAAGGACAGCGCAGGCCACAGCCGCCCGGCCATCAAGCCGACTGGTGCACCGGCAGGCGCGATGCCCGAGGTGACCGCCATTCTGGAGGTGGACGGTGAGCCGATCAAGCTCCGCAAGGTGCTCCGCGAGAAGTGGGAGAAGCCGCGCGGTTCGTCCATCGAGCGCTACGCCGGTGACACGCGCGACTACTACATCGACGATGTGCCGCTTGCCGAAAACGCATACAAGCGCCGCATTGCAGAGCTGATCGACGAGAGACAGTTTAAGTTGCTCACCGATGTCTGGGCGGTAACGAAAGGAATGCACTGGAAAGACCGCCGCACGCTGCTCGCTGAGATCTGCGGTCTGCCGGAGGACAAGCAGCTGCTTGCGACTGCACCGCAGTTTGCCGAGCTGACCGAGAAAGTCGGCCGCCGGACAGTGGATGAATACAAGTCCGTGCTGATGAAGCAGCGCAAGGACATGAACGCAAACCTGAACACGCTGCCGGTTCGCGTGGATGAGTGCAGCCGCATGGTAGCGGAGCTGGAAAGTCTTGACTTCGCGGCGGCGCACAGCGAAAGCGACCGTTTGCAGGCCGAGCGCGAGCGGGTGCAGGGCGAGCTGGTGAAGCTCACGAACAACACCCTTGCCGCACAGGCACGCAACGAGCTGGGCGCACTGCAAAATCAGCTCCGTGAGCTGGAAACCGAAAACAACGCCCATCTTGCCAGCCAGCGCGTGTCGGTCGAGGACAAGACCGACGAGCTGCGCCGTGCGCTTTCCGAACGCAAGCAGGACGTTGATCGCTTGCAGAGAACCATTGACCATGAAAAGCAGTATATTGCGGACGGCGAAACCCGCCTAAACGATTACCGTGCCCGCTGGCGTGCGATTGACACGGAAGAGTTCACGGAAACCGTCTGCCCGACCTGTCATCAGCCGTTACCGGCAGAGCAGGTTGCCGAGGCGCGCGAAGCCTTTGCCGCCCATCAGCAGCAGCGCAAGAACACGCTCCTTGAGGACAGCAAGTTTGTCAAGCGGGGCATTGCAGCCGCACAGGAGCGCCTTGCAAGTGACGAAACCGCGCTGAAATCCGCACAGGACGAGGTGCAGAAAGCGCAGATTGCCCTTGACGGATACACACCGCCGGTCATCACAGAACCGGAGAACCTGCCGGACTACGACCGACGCAGGAACGCCATCCAGATGCTCATCACGGATACGGAAAAGCGGCTCGACCGATTGAACAGCGACACCGCAGCAGAAAAGACTCGTCTGGAAACCGAGCACGCCGAGCTGACGCGCCGCAAGCTGGAAAGTGATGCTGTGCTCGCCAAGGAGCAGACGCTCGCTGATACGCGCCGCCGCATTGCCGAATTGCAGGCCGAGCAGCGTACTGCCGCCGCCGAGGTCGAGCAGGTGGACAGGCTCATCGCCATGTGCGAGGAGTTCACGCGCTACCGCGTGCAGGCCATCACCGAGAGCGTCAACAGCAGATTCCGTCTGACGCGCTGGCGGCTGTTCACTGAGCTGGTCAACGGCGGTCTGGTTGACTGCTGTGAGCCGATGGACAGGAACGGCTCGATGTTCGAGGGCACGAACAACGCCATGAAGATCAACATCGGCATGGACATTATCGACACGCTTTCCGCACATTTTGGCCGCCGCGTGCCGCTTTTTGTGGACAACGCCGAGAGTGTCACGCACTTGCAGCCCATCGGTTCGCAGGTCGTGCGGCTGGTGGTTTCGGAGCAGGATAAGGAGTTGAGAATCGAATGAGCCTGAAAGCAAAACGCAAGGTCGTGAGCAGCATTCCGCCGATGGACGGTGGCACTTATATGGGTGTTTGCGTTGCTGTGGTTGACCTCGGTCAGCAGTACAAGCAGTTCGAGAAGCAGAAGCAGGGCAAGTACGCCGAGGAATGTATGTTCATCTTCGAGATACCGGATGAGCGTGTCGAGGTGGACGGCGAGGACAAGCCGCGCTGGCTGTCGTCCCGCCGGTTTACGGTGTCGCTGCATGAGCGTGCGGCGCTGTTCCAGATGCTGACCGCATGGCGCGGCAAGGCGCTGACCGATGCAGAACTGGATCCGGCCGGTGACGGCTTTGACCTGATGCAGATGGCAGGCGTGCCGGCTATGCTCAGTGTCACGGTCGTTGAAAAGGATGACGGCAGCAAGTACAACCGCATCGAGGCGGTCACTGGTTTTCCCAAAGGCCTTCCGGCACCGCAGCCGGAGAGCGAAATCCTCGTATTTGATGCGGATGAGCCGGACATGGAAGTGTTCGGCAAGCTGCCCGAGTGGGTGCAGGACATTATCCGCAAGTCTACGCAGTTCGCGGACAACGCACCTGAGGAAAAGGTCGATATTCCGTCCGAAGAACCGGAAACGCCGCCTGACAGCAAAGGAGCGTGTCCGATTTGACGTTTACATCACTAGCGAGCAGCTCCCGCGGTAACGCCTACGTTGTGTCGGACGGTGAAACGACTCTGCTGCTGGAGTGCGGTCTGTCGTTCAGGGAGCTGCAAAAGCGGCTCGGCTATGGCGTGACGGACATTACCGCCTGCCTTGTCAGCCATGAGCATCAGGACCACGCCAAGGCGGCAGCACAAATGCTGAAAGCTGGCGTGCCGGTATACATGAGCGAGGGCACAGCCGCCGCCCACAAGGATGCAATGGATGCGGCGCACCTCATCCGGGCAGGAGAGGTGCTGCGGTTCGGATACTTGACCGTTGTTCCGTTCCGCACCTATCACAATGTAGAGGAGCCGCTCGGTTTTCTCATTGCGGACGGCCGCACGAAGGAGCGGCTGCTCTGGGCGGTCGATACAGCCAATCTGGGTGTCACCGCTGACCGGCTGACTTATATCGCCGTAGAGTGCAACTACGAGGAAAGCCTGCTGGGTCGCAGCGACCGCATTCCCTCGGTGCTCAAGGAGCGCATCCGGCACAGCCATTTCGAGGTGAATGACGTTATCAAATGGCTGCACAAGCAGGATCTCAGCGGCGTGCTCACCATCTGGCTGCTGCACCTGTCCGCTGGCAACAGCAGGGCAGAAGCATGGCAGCGACGGTTTGAACGGGAGTTTCCGGGGATTGAGATTCGGATTTGTCCGGAATAAGAGGAGAATTTCATGAAGATTACATTTGACGTAGACCCGCGTACCGCATCGGCACTGATGAAGTACGCCGCTCGCTGGAGTATGACACCTGGCGAGATCATAGACGGTCTGATGCGGTTCTATAAACGTGAGATGAAGGAGAGGTACAACCATGAGTAACTTTAATAACACCGGCGAAGTTAAGGAGATCAGCATTCTGGACATGATGAACGGCGCGATCGGTGAGCGCACGGCCTACGAGCTGACGCGCATCATGAAAAACTGCCGCGACTTCAACACTGAGGCGAAAAAGGCGCGGACACTGACCATCAAGCTGTCCATCGTGCCGACCGAGAACCGAGACAGCGTGGCGGTTCGCGCAGAGGTGAGCAGCAAGCTGGTTCCGGTTAAGCCGATCGACGGCGCACTACTGCTCGGCGGTACGGATGCGGAACCCATCGTTATGGAGTACACGCCGCAGGTGCCCGGTCAGCAGTCGTTTGACCCGACGATCGACACCGAACCCAAGGTCGTCAAGCTGGCGTAAATCAATAGGAGGATATTCAAAATGATCAAGGAAGCACTGGAATATATCGTAAACCTTTCGGCTCCGCATCTGGAGTTCCGCAATGGCAGTCACTATGCAGACCGCACGCTGCACCGTATCCCGAATGAGCTGACGGCATCGCCGCTGGCGGTACATACGCTTTCGGCGGTGCGCGACTACATCGAGAGCGGCGCAGATGAATGTGCCGAGGATGAGGACAGCATCGGCCGCCGCTTCGTTATCCATGTTGCGGATTACGACCGCGTGTACCTGTACCGCGAGCTGAACAGCGACAAGGCGCGTGAGTGCCTGCTGGAAGCCGAGCTGTCCGCACCGATGTTCCCGTTTGGCCGCTGGCTGGGCGTGGAGGAGTTCATCATCAATATGCAGACGCATTTCGTGCCGACCGAAGTCCGCGACACGCTGGTGCAGCTCATCAGCACGGTAACGACCGAGAACGGCGTATCGCTGGCGGATGACGGCATGACGCAGCGCGTGACGGCCCGCAGCGGTATTTCTCTTGTGAAGCAAGTGAGCGTGCCGAACCCGGTTGTACTGGCGCCGTACCGCACCTTTACCGAGGTTGAGCAGCCGAAAAGTCCGTTTGTGTTCCGTATTCGCCAGACCGGCGATGAGGTGCAGGCGGCGCTCTTTGCGGCTGATGCGGATGCATGGAAGCGTGAGGCTATCGCAAATATCCGCGACTGGTTCGAGCAGAACATTCCGCAGGAGCTCCGCGAGGACGTTATCATTCTGGCGTAAGCAGGCAAGGCACAGGGCGGCAACCCCGCCCTTCCTGCCCTGAAAACCGGAGGTGATACTACGGGCAGACCGACCAAGGACGGACTGGATTATTTCCGTCACGACATTGGACTGATGAGCGACCCGAAGCTGATTACCGCACGGCGCAAGTACGGCGCAGCGGCGATCGTGGTGTACTTACAACTGCTGGTGATGGCGTACCGCGACAAAGGCTATTATTTAGCCTACGGCGATAGCGACCGTGACGGCGTGATCTGGTCCATTAAAAGCGAAGTATTGTCCGGACGCTATGAGCCGGACGCAGAAAAAATTGCAGAGATGATAGACTGTCTGGCGGCGCACGGGCTTTTCGACGGCGACCTATTCCAGCAGGGCATTATCACCTCGCACAGAATCCAGGAGCACTACTATTTTGCGACTGCCGGACGAACCAATCCGGAGGTAAAGTGGGAATTGTGGCTTCTGACCGAGCAGGAAATGCGGGAGATCAGCTCTCGCAGTGTTTTGCTGCAAAAATTCATTTCCCGCGAGGGAAACCCCGGTTTCACAAGCGAGAAACCCCAGTTTCCCTCTGACGAAAGTACACATAGTAAAGTAAAAGAAAAAGATAGGAATATAGATAGTAATTCTACTCTACTACACAGTGACGTGGAGGGAATTTTAGGTGAACGGCTGAACAAGGCCAACCGCTCTGCTATCGCCAAGATGAGGTCATTAGGAATGACCGATGAGGTGATAACCGCCACTGCGCATTATGCAGTCGGCCACGCCAAGAGCGACAGCCGCGGTTATGTGCCGTACTTTATGACGGTCCTGCGGGAGCGCCTGAAAAACGGTGTACTGACGGCAGCGGACCTGTCCAGGCCGAAGGAGCAGAGCAGACCAAAGCAGGAGGACCCGAGCGGCTATCTCAGCCCGGCGAACATCGGTGGTACTGAACGGCAGCAGGACGATTCGCAGCTTTCGGACTGGGAGCGGGAATGGAAAAATCGGGTTATGAACCGCAGTAAGGAGAACAGCAATGACGATTAAAGAATATCAGCGCAAGGCCATGCGTACAGCGACGCCGAAGTGCTATAACACGGCAAATGCCGCTCTTGGCCTGACCGGCGAGGCTGGCGAGGTGGCCGATGAGGTCAAGAAGTGTATGTATCAGGGGCATCCGTGGCAGCCGTCCAAAATTATCGAAGAGCTGGGCGACGTGCTGTGGTATGTGACTTTGATGGCTGAACTGATGAACGTGCCGTTGGAGTACATCATGCAGGCGAACATTGAGAAGCTGGAACGGCGGTATCCGGATGGTTTTTCGCCGGCGGCGAGCGTGAATCGGGAGGAGAACAATGAATAAAATCCGCATTGCAACCAACGACATGGCGCTGACCGTCAAAATGTCGGACGAGCAGGCCAACGTCTGGTTCGGCACGCTGACCCGCGCTCTGCTGGGCGAGTATCCTGATATTGCGGAGCCGGTCGAGGTGGAAGAACCGGAGGCCGAGGACAGCAAACCGGAAACCGAAGAGCAGCCGTCTGATCTGGATGAGGACGAACCGGAACCGGTTGAAGAACCCACGCCGCAGGAGAGCTACAAGGGCTTTCTGCGTATCACCTGTGCACATTGCGGCGAAACCGGCAGCTTTAACGCGCGGTACCCGATCGGGTTCTATCGCTGTAAGTCATGCGGTGAGAACAACGCGCTGCACGATCTGCACCGTTTGAAATTCCGCTGTGAGTGCGGCCATACATGGGTCTACCATACGAACGCAACGGAGCGCATCATCGAGCAGAACTGCCTTGCGTGCGGTATGCCCATGCAGGCAGAGCAGGACAAAAACGGGGATTATTTCCCGTTGTAATTCGTTTGAGCTGTTTTAAGCTCTGGTTTGAGAGGAGAATGAGCGATGGAAGCAGTTCGCAAGCGTAAATCTCCGCCGCTCGGCAAGCGCCCATGGACACCAGAGGACGAAAACTATCTGGCAGAGAAGTGGGGCTATGCATCGGTGCCCGCCATCGCGAAGAAATTGAACCGCACGGAGAACGCGGTCGTTGTTCGGGCACAGCGGCTCGGCTTGGGAGCTGTGCTGATGGCAGGCGGGTACGTCACGCTAAACCAGCTGCTCGCCACAGTGACGGGAAGGGAACGCGGCAACACCTACCAGCGCAAAAGCTGGGTAGAGAACCGCGGTCTGCCGGTGCACAGGAAGAAAGTTAATCGGTGCAGCTTTTCTGTGGTCTATTTGGAGGAGTTCTGGGAATGGGCGGAGCGCAACCGGAGTTTCCTCGACTTTTCGAAAATGGAGCCGCTGGCACTCGGCTGGGAACCGTCGTGGGTCGCAGAGCAGCGCAAAAAGGATTACCGCGCCTGCGCGATCCAGCGCAAGGACCCGTGGACGGCAGACGAGGACAGCCGATTGAAGATGCTGCTCGGTCAGCATAAGTACACATGGGCGGAGCTGTCGGAGATGCTGCACCGCACGACTGGTGCAATCCAACACCGGTGTCGGGATCTTGGCATCAAGGATCGCCCGGTCAAGGCGGATAACTACGGTAAAAGCGCGGTGTGGAACGAGCGCGACTATGCGGTTCTGGCGGACGGTATCCGCCACGGTGACAGCTACATGGCAATCGGACAGGCGCTCAGCAAGTCGGAAAAGGCCGTGCGTGGCAAGGTCTATACGGTGTATCTGACCGAAAGCGCGGACAAGGTGCGCGAATACATGGGCGATGGTCCGTGGGGAGCCGGTGCGCCGGAGCCGAAAGTCAAACAGGCGGTGCATTTGTCCGCTACAAGGACGGAGGTGCGAAAGCAGCTGTCATATCTCGCGGGTCTACTGCGGAAACGGGCGAATGATCTGGGCTACGATCCGTATTGGCAGCGTTTTATGTGCCAGAACTGGGACGACTTCGGTGGGTGCTCTGCCAGATGCGCGAATTGCGATGACTGCACAGAATTTCGGCGTATCCGTCCGCAGTATTGCGCTCGGTGCGGCGGCACGTTCTACGAGAGGAAAGAGAACCGTTTCTGCGGTGCCTGCCGGACGGCAAGGAAGAAGAAAGCACAGCGGCATTGGTACCGCGTCAATCATAGTTGAACAGGAGAGGAGAACAACCATGAATGAGAGAGTAATCTGGACGCACCCGAAGGGGCGTTTTGAGGTCGTGGAGCGTACATACAGAGCACTGGACGGCAGGCTCGGGCGCGTGCGCGAATGCCGCTTCACGCTGCGGCGCGATGTGCGCGGACTGGCGTGTAATGTGGCTGCTCAGCCAATCAGCGTTGAGCCGGCGCTTTGCGTGCCGCAGAAAGGTGTGCATGGTCCGGTGACCGCCGCCGATGTAGACACGTGGTGCAAGTGGTACCGGCAGGGCAAGTCCGTTGCGGACATCTCGGAAATGGCGGGACGGAACGAGAAAACCGTCACTGCCAAGCTGAAAAAGCGCGGGGTGCTGCTGACAGACGAGGAACAGCGGAAAATCCGAAGCCTTGCCGCGCAGGGCTGGACGGCGGCGAAGATCAGCAAGGAAATCGGGTATCCAAGAGCAACGGTGCGCTGCTGCGTGCGGGAGATGGAGGTGCAGCATGGCAAAGTGTAAATTCTGCGGGGAGCCGGTAAAGGTTTCCCCGGTGTTCCACCCGTCCTGCTGGGTGCAGGCAGTGAACAAGTACGCAGGTGAGATCTGCGATGAGTATTGCAAGTTCCCGTATGAGTTGGACTATGAGGCGTTGGTAGACAAGTGCGAGCAGTGCCCGATGGTACGGCTGAAAGAACTGGGAGGGGAAGTATGATTTTAGAGTTGACCAAACAGAACATCTTGAACCTGACGAATGAGAGCAAGCGCAAGAATAACCAGCCGTCCGGCGAAGATGACGGCCACTGCACCGCCTGCATGACCGGGCAGAGATGGAAGCGGAATGGAGGCTGCCGTGGATAAGGAACACAAGGCCGTCGAGCGGCTGCGCCTCGCCGCGGAGATGAGCGAAACCTACTACCATGCACCGCTTGTTATAACTACATCGGGCGGCAAGGACAGCGATGTGTGTCTTGCGCTGGCGCGGGCGGCCGGTATCTGGTACGAGGTACAGCATAATCATACCTCGGTAGACGCGCCCGAAACCGTCTACCATGTGCGCGAAACTTTCCGCCGGCTGGAAAACGAGGGCATCAAGTGTACCGTCAACCTGCCGACCTACAAAGGTCAGCGCGTGACGATGTGGAGCCTGATACCGCAAAAACTCATGCCGCCAACGCGCGTTGTGCGATACTGCTGTTCCGTGCTCAAAGAGCAGGGCGGCAAGGGCCGCATGATAACAACAGGCGTTCGCTGGACCGAAAGTGCCAAGCGCCGCAAGAACCGCGGCATTTACGAAAAACAATCCGCAGACATAAGCCGCAGAATCACGATCAACAATGATAATGACGATGCCCGGCGGTTGTTCGAGAACTGCCGATTGCAGGCAAAGCGCGTTTGCAATCCAATCGTGGACTGGACGGACAGCGATGTGTGGGATTACATTCGTTCCGAGCATATCCCGGTCAATCCGCTGTATGAGTGCGGCTTCCGCCGGGTCGGTTGCATCGGCTGCCCGATGGCAGGACGCGCCACAAGGCAGATGGAGTTTGCCCGGTATCCGACTTACGAGCGGATGTATATCCGGGCGTTTGAGCGGATGCTGAAGGCACGGCGAGCGCGGAATTTGCCAACTAAGTGGGAGACCGGTATGGACTGCTTTCACTGGTGGATGGAGGATGGCGTGCTACCGGGACAGATGGAATTTGAGGTGGAGGGAGACAGGTATGACGATTAACCAGGCAATCCGCATCCTCGACCCGGAAACGACAGCCGAGGAGCTGGCAGCAATCGAATACTACGGCGGTCTGCACGGCAGAGAGAAGATGGTCGCCGCGTGCGAGGAAGCCTGCCGCGTAGCGGTCGGCATCATGCGGAAATATCAGGAGGAGAACAAGGACAGTGACTAAATGCAGCGATAAGGTTCGGCGCTACCTTGTGTGGCGCTATGGTATTACTGGCTGCAACAAAGAAAAACAGCTCACGCAGATTGTGTGAGCTGGAAAATCTTTTAAGACATGAAATATTCTATGATTCCGTTATACAGGCGTATTTGGTGATTGTAGTATCGCTTGGTAAATTCATCGGGAGAGCCATATAATTTCACCAGATTGATGATTTTGCTTTCATAATCTGACTGATCATAGTAATAAATATTGGTGTGTTGGGATTTTTCAAAGATAAGCATTAGAATATCTTTGTCAGTGGTATCAAGCGAATGACCGAAAATATCAGTTACAATGGGATCACCCGGCGTAATTTCTTGGTCGAACCAATCGAAAACTTCACGCCCCGTTTTCTTCTGGATGCGCTGAAAGTATTTTTTGAAGTAAATTGTATCAAGATTGCTTGGGTTATCATCCTCTATACCAAGTACAATGTTTTGCGGATCACCGTCGATAGAGCAGCGTCCGTGTATAAAGTGATCTTCAGTAGGAACAGCTATACCACTTCCGCTATGTATCATTTGAGCAAAATTAAAATATGTATTGGTGTAGTTAAATGATAAAAAATAATCATATTGCCGCCCATAAATAAAATGCGGATATTGAGTGGTAGTAGAAAGTTCTTTTGGCATTCGACTGGGAATATATTTGGTAAGATATAGATCAATATATTCAATCAACTCGTTTAGATGCTGACGAAGAGATTGCCATAGCTCGCGATACTGCTTTTTACGCCAGCATTCGCGAAACTTTAGGTCAAATGCTTGTTCGATTGAATCTTGGTATAAATCGGCGTCGTTATGCGTTGTTGAATAACCTTGACAGAAATAGTTAATGATAGTCCGCAGCTCACCTTCAAAGCCTGTCCAGCCTTCTACATTTTGATGCTTGCGGAAGTATCGAACCAAGGGATTGCATCGAAAGAGCTGGCGTTCTTCGTCAGAAAGCCAAGGCGTATCATCTGAAAATAACTGATTGAGCATATCTTGGTATCGAGTTGGTAATCCATGTGCGAGATCAAAGCCGTTACCAACGACTAACATATGTCGATGAGAGGAACTCATTATCATTCACCACCATAGTTTTTGATATATTCAGTTTATCGAAGAATATCGAAAAAAGCAATGACTAAAGATAGAAAGTGGAGGGAAGAAAATGACAAAACGTGAGGACTGGTGGGAGTACACGAAGCGCATCATCCGGTCATACCCGGCGCTGCGCCGCAAGGCGGAGAGCGTGGGCGACATACCGTGCACACCGGCCTACGGCGCGTCCGGCGGCCACAGCGGCGGCGGCAGTCCGGTTGAGCGTGCGGTCGTTGACCGTCTGACGGACAAGGAGCAGCGACGGTATGATGCGGTGCGGGCTGCCATTTCGGAAACTGAACGCATGAAGCACGGCCACCAGCGCATGGAGCTGATCGACCGCGTGTACTGGAAGCGCAGCCATACGCTGTATGGTGCGGCGATGTGCGTCGGAGTAAGTGACAGAACCGGTCAGCGGTGGAACGCTGAGTTTATTCGGCGAGTAGGAAAGAATTTGGATTTACCATAAATATTTTTGTTTTGGCGGTTCATGCACCTAAAACCGTGATATTCTGTTACCATGAAGTTCGCAGGGGTGAAACGCAGACCCGGTGACCTCCTGCTTCATGCCATTGGAGTACATCTCTCTGAAAGAGCACTCTCGTTCGAGGGTGCTTTTTCGTGCCCTGAATTCAGAAAGGACGGTGCAGAATGGCAAAAGGCAAATATCAGGAATGGCTTACACCGGACGGCATCACCCGTCTGGAAGCGTGGGCGAGGGATGGTCTGACAGATGAGCAGATCGCAGCCAGGATCGGCATTACGACCAGCACGCTGTACGACTGGAAAAACAAATACTCGGAGTTTTCGGAGGCCCTAAAAAGGGGAAAAGAGGTCGTAGACATCGAAGTTGAGAACGCTTTACTCAAGCGTGCACTCGGCTACGACTACACCGAGGAGCGTGTAGAGCGCAGTCAGGATGGCGGAAAGAAGAGCATCAAGACCGTGCAGACGGTCAAGCACATTCCGCCGGACACGACCGCGCAGATCTTCTGGCTGAAGAACCGCAGACCGGACAGGTGGCGCGACAAGCAGCAGATCGAGCACTCCGGCACTCTCGAGGTGGAGAACCCGCTCGCAGGTCTGACCACCGAGGAGCTGCGGAAGCTGGCTGATGATGGTTGACGAGCGCATTCGCAGGGCGGCTCGCCTTGAGCTTGCCCGGCGTGATTTCTGGTCGTTCTGCAAGCTGATGGCGCCGGACTTCTACCGCGAGGACCGGCCGTACCTCAAAACGCTGTGTCGGCGCTTACAGGCGTTCTGTGAGAGCGACCGCAAGGTGCTGGTGGTCAATATGCCGCCGCGCCACGGCAAGAGCCGCACAGCGGTGCTGCTGAGCCAGTGGTTGTTTGGGCGCGATCCGTCCGAGCAGATCATGACCGGCAGCTACAACGAAACGCTGTCCACGACGTTCGCACGGGCGGTCCGCGACGGCATTGCGGAGGAACGGTTTGACCCGAGCCGCATTGTGTTTTCGGACATTTTCCCGCAGACACGCATCAAGTACGGTGAGGCCGCCGCAGGCAAGTGGGCGCTTGATGGACAGTACGCGAGCTACCTTGCTACCTCTCCGGGCGGCACGGCGACTGGCTTCGGCGCACGCAAGCTGATTCTCGATGACCTGATCAAGAAGGCCGAGGAGGCTTTTAACGAGGGCGCACTCGACAAGCAGTGGCAGTGGTTCACCGACACCATGCTGTCCCGAACCGAAACCGGCTACAAGATCGTTATCATCATGACGCGCTGGGCGACCGGCGACCTCGCAGGCCGTGCGCTGGAGCACTGGCCGGATGCGGAACTCATCACGATGAAAGCCTTGCAGGACGACGGCACGATGCTGTGCGACGCGGTTCTCACCCGTGAGGACTACGAGGACAAGGTTCGCACGATGAGCGAGGAGATCGCCAGCGCGAACTACCAGCAGCAGCCAATCGACCTCAAAGGCCGTCTGTACAGCAGCTTTAAGACCTACACGGACATTCCGCGCGATGCAAACGGCAAGCCGCTGTTCACGCATATCCGCAGCTACACCGACACGGCGGACACCGGCGCGGACTTCTTGTGCAGCATCATCTACGGCGAGTACGCGCACGAGGCCTATGTGCTCGACATCTACTACACCAAGGATCCGATGGAGATTACCGAACCGGAAACCGCACGGCGCTTGCTGGCGCACAGCGTAAACCTCGCGAAAATCGAGAGCAACAACGGCGGCCGCGGCTTTGCCCGCAACGTGCAGGAGCAGCTTCGGCGGCTCGGCTCCAACCGCTGCCGTGTGGAGTGGTTCCACCAGAGCGAGAACAAGGTCGCGCGTATCCTCACGAACTCAACGTGGGTGCAGGATCACATTTACTACCCGGTGAACTGGCGCGACCGCTGGCCGGAGTATGCAAAAGCAATGTTACATTACCAGAAAGAGGGCAAGAACGCCCACGATGACGCTCCCGACGCGACAACCGGCGTTGCGGAGCAGTTTACCAGGAAAGGAGGGGTCAGCGTATGGTGAAAGTGAACAGCCGCACGATTCAGCGGCTTTTGCAGGGGCACGGGCAGTTCATCCGCGCAGCGGACGAGGCTCGGCGCTATTACAGCAACGTCAACCGCATCAAGCAGGACAACAGCGTTTTGCAGCGGCAGGCAGAGACCGAGCAGGCGCTCGGCAATCCGCTGCACCTCGCGGACAACCGCATTTCGCACTCGTGGCATAATCTGCTCGTGACGCAGAAGGTTTCCTACGCGCTGAGCTATCCGCCGGTGTTTGATGTGGGGAACAAGACCGCCAACGAACGGATTGCAGAGATTCTCGGAGATCAGTACACCGCAACTGCCATGCAGCTCGGCATTGACGCGAGCAACACCTCGGTCGGCTGGCTGCATTACTGGCGCGGCACAGACGGCAGGTTCCGCTACCACACCGTAGACCCGGAACAGATCGTGCCGGTGTTCTCCGGTACGCTGGAGAGCGATCTCGTCGGCGTGCTGCGCTGCTACACCATGCTCGACCCGCAGAGCGGTCAGACCGTACAGGTGTGCGAATACTGGGACGACACGACCTGCCGGTTCTACAAGCAGAACGGCGTGTCCGGCAATTACACCTACTTCGAATATCCGGAAGTCGGGCAGGAGCTGCGGCACGGCCTCGGCGCGGTGCCGTTCATCCCGTTCTACAACAACGCCGACCGGCGGGGCGATCTGCCGCTGTACCGCGACCTGATCGACGCCTACGACAAGGTGGTTTCCGGCTTCGCCAACGATATGGAGGACGTGCAGGAGGTCATCTTCGTCATCAAGAACTACGGCGGCACGGACAAGACCGAGTTCATGAGTGACCTCAAAAAGAGCAAGCTCATCAAGGTCGAGGGGGACGGCGGCGTGGACACCATCCGCGCGGAGATCCCGTTTGAGGCGCGGAACGCATTCCTCGAAAGAACCCGCCGTCAGATCTTCGTCAGCGGCATGGGCGTTGACCCGAACCCCGAGAATTTCGGCAATTCGTCCGGCGTGGCGCTCAAGTACCTGTACAGCCTGCTGGAGCTCAAGGCCGTGATGCTGGAAACGCAGTTTCGCAGCGGTTTTGCCGAGCTGGTTCGCGCCATCTGCCGTCTGGAGGGTATCGCGCAGCCCGTGCGTATTTTGCAGACATGGACACGCAACATGGTTCAGAACGACCTCGAAACCGCGCAGATCGCGCAGCAGTCGGTCGGCATTATCTCGGACAGAACGATTCTCGCAAACCATCCGTGGGTAGACGATGCCGAGAGCGAGCAGAAGCAGCTGGACAAGGAACAGCAGGCGGCAGCCGAAAAGCAGCCGCAGTTCCAGTTCCCGCCAAAGGACGGTGCAGGCGATGGCAGCAGCGGATAAGCTGAACGGCGCCTACTGGCGCAAACGTGCCATCGAGCTGGCCGAAAAGCAGAAACGGGAAGACGACGACCTGTGTCTGCGGTTCCACCGGGAGTACGAGCGCATTCTGCACGAGCTGGACAAGGAAATCTCGATTTTCTATGCCCGATATGCCGCAAACGAGAGTGTCAGCATGGCCGACGCACGCAAGCTGCTGCGCGATGCCGAGCTGGAAGACTTCCGGATGTCGCTGGACGAGTTCCGAGACAAGGCGCTTGCAGGCGGTTTTGACAAGGAGCTGGAGGAGGTTTATCTCCGTTCGCGTATCTCGCGCTTGCAGGCGTTGCAGACGCAGGTTGAGCTGCGTATGATGGAGCTGTTCGGCTCTCAGCGCGATGTGCTGCGCGACCACTTGCAGGAGCGTTACACCGACACCTACTACCGCACGGTGTACGCCGTCAGTCAGCAGGCCGATGTGGCAAGCACCTTTGCCCGCATTGACCCGCAGACGGTCGAGAAGATACTCGCTACGCCATGGGTCGGCAGTGAGTTTTCCTCCCGCATCTGGGCAGACAAGGACAAGCTGACCCGTGAACTGATGCAGACGCTCTCACACGGCTTTGTCCGCGGCGATTCGCTCGATCGTATGACGAAAGAGTTCACCCAGCGCATGGGTGTGTCCGAGAGCAGGGCGGCAACGCTCATCCACACCGAGAGCGCCCACATGGCGGCTGAAGCTGCCGAACAGGGATACCGGGAAACAGGTGTCCAGTCCTATCGGTTCGAGGCAGCACTCGACCTCAAGACCTGCGCAGTGTGCGGTGCCCTGGATCAGCGCGAGTTTCCGCTCGCGGAGCGTGAAACCGGCATCAATTATCCGCCGCTGCATCCGCGCTGCCGGTGTACCACCGTTCCGGTGACGGAGTTCCGGATCGGCAGTAAGCGTGCCGCCAGAAATCCCGCGACCGGCAAGACCGAGTATGTCGAGAAGAAGCTGACGTATGAGGAATGGTGGAAGAAGTACGTTGATGGGGACGTAAAAACGTCCGAACCAGTTGCAGAACCGACAAAATCTGCTATAATAAAACCTAAGATAGCGGAGAATGGGGACGCGGCCGTGCAGAATGAGCAACCGATTTATCGGACGTTGGGAAAACTGAAAACCGAGTATCTGGAAAAGCGTTTTGGAAAGCTGCAAACAGATGAGCTGATTATTATGGACGAGCGTCTGGAGCATATTCGAGAACGCCACCCGGAAGATGTGGAGCTGTTCGAGAAATACGGAGCCGCTGCGGCACTTGAGCCGGATACCGTTCTTGTTGACGGTAAGCATGACGGAACGGTTTTCATGGTAAAGGGCTTGCCGGACACCAATTTGAATGTTGTTGTACGGCTTGCGCTGGATATTGATGATACAGGACGGAAAAACTCTATCATGACGTTCTATCGCATCAGAGAAAAGAATTTGAAGAAACTCATAAACAAAAGCGAGGTTCTTTACAGCAAGGAATAAATCTGTTATAATAATCATACAGATAAACGGTATTTTGAAGTAGAGATTGTGCTGCTACGCACCCTCTGGGTCAAAAGAAATGTGGGAAAGGGCACACCCACCAAAATACCAGAAATCCCGATAGGGGCGCTCCGCAAGGGGCGCCTTTGTCGTACAATCTAAGAACGAACCACCAAGGATTCAATCCAAGGTGGTTTTTTCATACCCATTTTTCGATGAAAGGAGCAAAAAACAATGGAATTTCTCAAATCCCTTTTTGAAAAGGGCGCACTGACCTGGGAGCAGTTCCAGCAGGCCGCAAAGGACGCAAAGTTTGAGGTCGTCAACGCCGCCGGCGGCGCTTACGTTCCCAGGGCAGACCTGGACACCAAGGCGCAGGAGCTGACCACGGCGAACAACACCATCAAGGACCTGCGTGCCGCCGCCAAGGCGTGGGACGGCAAGGACCCGAAGAAGCTGGAGGACGACCTCAAGACCCTCCAGACCAAGTACGACACCGATACCGCGAATATTCGTCGTGATGCGGCGATCGACCTGGCGCTGACCCGTGCCCATGCACGCGATCCGCAGCTGACCCGCGCGGCGCTCTCGATGGACGACATCAAGATCGGCACGGACGGCAAGATCACCGGCCTTGACGCGCAGGTCGAAAGTCTGAAAAAGGACAAGGCATGGCTGTTCGAGGAGGACGGCGCAGGTCAGTCCGGCAAGCAGGGCGACAAGGGTGGAAACCCGAACGGCGGCTATGACCCGCAGTCCGGCGGCAAGCCGAACACGGTAAACGACCTCGGTTCCGCTCTCGCAGAAGTATACAACACCAACGGATAAAGAAAGGAAGATGAAAAATGCCTATCACTCTCGCACAGGCAAAGGTCGGCATGGCAAACCATGTGGACCAGCAGGTTATTGACCAGTTCCGCCGCGGCTCCATGCTGCTGAATGCACTGACGTTTGACAACTCGGTTTCCCCCGGCACGGGCGGCTCTACCCTGACCTATGGCTACACCCAGCTTAAGACCCCGGCAGGCGCGGACTTCCGCGACATCAACGCCGACTACACCGAGACCGTTGCAGACCGCGAAACCAAGTCGGTTGACCTCAAGATCTTCGGCGGTACGTTCAAGATCGACCGCGTTCTCGCGAATACCGCAAACGGTCAGATCAACGAGGTGCAGTTCCAGCTCGAGGAGCACATCAAGGCGACCACCAACCTGTTCCACTACACCGCCATCAACGGCGACAAGGGCACCAAGGGCTTTGATGGTCTGGACACGCTGCTTGTCGGCACTTCCACCGAGATCAACGCGGATGCATCCAAGGCGATCGACCTGTCCACCTCGGCGGCGATCGACACCAACTACAAGACCGTGCTCGATATGCTCGACGAGTTCCTCTCCGAGCTGGACGGCGTGCCGACCATGCTCATCGGCAATGCGGCGCTGCTGACCAAGATCCGCTCCTGCGCCCGCCGTGCCGGTTATCTGACCCACTCCGAGGACGCTTTCGGCCGTCAGATGAGCGGTTACAACGGCATTCCGTTCATGGATATGCAGTATTACTACGACACCGCCGAGAAGAAGGAAAAGCCGGTCGTGCCGATCACGTCGCGTGAATACGGCGCGTCCTCGTCCAAGACCACCGTTACCGGTCTGACCGACCTGTACGCTGTCCGTCTGGGTCTGGACGGTTTCCACGCCGTATCTCCGATGGGCGGCAAGGTGATCTCGACCACGCTGCCGGATTTCTCTACCGCAGGCCCGGTCAAGGCCGGTGATGTCGAGATGGTAGCGGCAACCGTGCTCAAGAAGTCCCGCGCTGCCGGCGTGCTGCGTAACTTCAAGGTAAAGTGAGGGAACTGTCATGTACAAGATCAAGGCACCGAGCGAGGAGTACGACCGCAAGATCGGCGGCGTGCAGTTCGTAAACGGTGAGGCGCAGACGGATAACGAGTGGCTTGCAAGCTGGTTCTCCGGCCGTGCGGGCTTTACCGTGGAAACCGTGACCGCCGAGGAGGAAACCGAGCCGACCGAGGACAAACCGAGGGGGAAGCGCAGAAATGACAAGGGAAACGCTGATGCTGCGGGCGCAAAGCCTGCTGCCGAACCTGCCGCAGGAAACGCTTGAGTTCGCGTGTGCGCTGGTGCTCGAGCAGATCTGCAACTACTGCAATCTGACCGAAGCGCCGGACGGCCTGACGAACACCGCAGCGCTTATGGTGCGCGGTCTGGTAAACAGCGTACAGCTCCAGAACGAGAATATGCAGCCCGCCGCAAAGGGCGTGTCCAGAGGGGATACGTCCTTTTCCTTTGCAACCGCAGCGGAACAGCTGGCGGCGCTGGCAAGTTCGGGCGACTTCCTCACCGACTACAAGGCGCAGCTGAACGCCTATCGAAAGATGAGGTGGTAGTATGCTCGGCAATCCGGAACTGGAGCGGGCGCTGCTCGAGCAGACCTATGACGGCGTGATGACCGTCACCGGCACCAGCAAGCAGGAAGTGGGTGGCGAAACCGTTGTTACGCCGGACGCAGTGCTGCACGAGAATATCCCGTGTGCGCTGTCGTTTTCGGGCACACCGGACAGCAAGACCGATGCAAACAGCAGTCAGATCAGCTATCAGGCGACGATCTACTGTGCGCCTGATCTGGCTGTTCCGGCAGGCTGCCGCATTGCTGTTCAGCAGTACGGCGTGACCTATCGGCTGAAATACAGCGGCGAAAGCGCGGTCTATCCGACCCATCAGCAGCTTTCCGCCGTCCGAGAGGAGCGAGCGTAATGGCTGCTTGGGGAAGCTGTGATTTTCACGAGCTGCGCGACTTAAACGAACGTATTAAGGCCGCCGCCAGTGAACCAGAGATGGACGCTTTCTACACCGGCCTGCTCGATGAGATGATGAACGGTCTGCTGACCGACGTCAAGGAGCTGACACCGGTTGACCGCGGTCATCTGCGGCGCAACTGGTTCATCACCAAGGCGAAGCGCAGCGGCAAGGTGTACCACGCGGATATTTATAACAATATCGAGTATGCACCATACGTCGAGAACGGCCACCGGCAGGAGGTCGGACGGTATGTTCCGGCCATCGGCAAGCGCCTTGTGAACGGCTTTGTCGAGGGCAGGCATATGCTGCGCGAGGGTCTGTTTGATCTCCAGAAAGAAGCGTCGGACTTTATCAAGACCAAAAGCGAGGAATTTCTCAGCCGCATGATGGAGGGCAAATGATTAACGTAGTACAAGAGATTGTAAATCGGCTGCGTACCACATATCCATCGGCGCAGTACGACATTTACACCGAGCGTATCGAGCAGGGATTCTCTGCGCCGTGCTTCTCCATTCGGCAGCTTCGTGCGGACGTCACGCCGTACCCGGCCGGTCTGCATGAGATTGTGCAGCACATGGACGTGCGGTTCTTCCCGTCGGACGGCCGTCCGCAGGAGCAGTGCCGGGAGATTGCACAGACGCTCACGCTGCTGCTGCGGCGCACGGAAAGCCTGCGCGGCTCGAATCTCTCGTGGGAAATTACAGACGAGGTGCTGCACTTCTTCGCGGACTACCGGCAGTTTGTCCGGGAAATCCCGGAAGATATTCCGATGGAGAATTTGCAGACAACCGTAGGAACGGAGGACTGACAATGGCAGTTAAACGCAAAAACGAGGCAGGAGCACCGGCGTTTACCGGCGCACAGCTCCTGACCTTCGACAGATACCGCGAGCGGCGCGACCTGCTGGGTGTGCTGCTCGACAAGGATCAGCGCTACACCTTTTCCGAGGTGGACGCGCTCATTGATAACTTTATGAAAGGCAAGGTGAATTAAATGGCTTTAGGCGGCGGTATGTATACCGTACAGAACAAGGTTCTGCCCGGTGCGTACATCAACTTTGTGTCGGCGGCGCGTGCGTCTGCGACCCTGGGCGACCGCGGCACGGCGGCTTTCCCGCTGTCCCTCGACTGGGGACCGGAGAACGAGGTCGTGACCATCGAGAACAGCGAGTTCCAGAAGGGCTCACTTGCGCTGACCGGCTACGCCTACACGGCGGACGAGCTGCGTCCGCTGCGCGAGATCTTCGCAAACGCCAAGACACTGCACCTGTTCCGTCTGAACAGCGGCGGCGCAAAGGCAGCCTGCAAGTACGCAGAGGCGAAGTATCCGGGCAAGATCGGCAACGAACTGAAGATCGTGATTCAGCAGAACGAGGGCTTCACGGTATCGACGAACGAGGTCTACGACGTTTCGACCTACATCGGCACGACCCTTGTGGACACGCAGAAGGCAGTTAAGGCAGTTTCCGACCTTTCCGACAACGACTATCTGCACTGGAAGGGCAGCGAGGCGCTGGCCGAGAACGCAGGCCTGCTGCTCACCGGCGGCACGACCGGCGCGGTGCAGGATGCAGCCTACCAGACGTTCCTCGACAAGATCGAGCCGTACAGCTTCAACGCGGTCGGCTGCGACACGAAGAACAGCACGGTCAAGGGTCTGTTCGCCAACTGGACGCGCCGCCTGCGTGATGAGCAGGGCGTGAAGTTCCAGTGCGTGCTGCATGGCTACCCTGCGGCAGACTATGAGGGCGTGATTTCCGTCAAGAACGGTCTGGTCGGTGCGGCTGATGATCCGTCGGCTGTCTACTGGACGACCGGCGCGGAATCTGCGTGCGCGGTCAACCGTTCGATGACCAACTCGACCTATACCGGCGAGTACGACATCGACACGAACTACACGCAGACCCAGCTTGAAAAGGCGATCAAGGCCGGTGAGTTCACGTTCCACCGTGTCGGTGACCAGACGCGCGTGCTGACCGACATCAACACCTTTGTGTCCGTCACGGACGAAAAGAGCGCGGATTTCTCGTCCAATCAGGTCATGCGCGTGCTCGACCAGATTGCGAATGACATTGCATCGATGTTCAACTCGAAGTACCTCGGAAAGGTGCAGAACGATGCAAGCGGCCGCGTGAGCCTGTGGAGCGACATTGTAGCGCACCACACCCAGCTCCAGACCATCCGCGCCATTGAGAACTTTGACAGCAGCAGCGTCACCGTGTCGCAGGGCGACATGAAGAAGTCTGTTGCGGTCGAGGACCATGTACAGCCGGTTTCCGCGATGGAACAGCTTTACATGAAGGTAATCGTTGAATAAAGGAGGGAAAAGTCATGCTGAACGCTCCTGTTATGGAAGCAAATGATGCGGTATCCGGTTCGATGGCCGAGTGCTACGTCACCATTGACGGCAACCGCTACAATATGATGCAGCTGTACAGCTTTGAGTCGTCCGCGAAGGTCAACTCGCAGGACGTGAAAATCCTCGGCCGTACCGGCATCGGCAAGAAGCCAACCGGCTGGTCCGGCTCGTGGAAGGGCACGGCGCACTTTAACCAGAGCGTGTTCCGCCGCTGGTTCCTGACCTACTGCAAGACCGGCAAAATGACACCGTTTGAGATTCAGGTATCCAACGAGGACCCGTCCTCGTCCGCCGGCCGTCAGACCATCACGCACACCGGCTGCCTGATCGACAGCTCGATTCTGGCGAAGTTCGACGCAGGCGACAGTCTGCTTGACGAGGAGCTTTCCGGTACGTTCGACGGTTGGGATATGCCCGAGGAATTTACTGAACTGTCCGGTATGGAATAAGGAGGAGTTTGTACAATGGGTAATCTTACCGCATTTCTGGCGCAGAACGCCAAGCAGGTTGAAAACGTGAAGCTGGTCGTGTCCGACCGCTTCACCGATGAGGACGGCAAGCCGCTCGAGTGGGAGGTGCGCTGCATTTCCTCGCGCGAGGACGAAACACTGCGCCGTGACTGCCAGTACCGCGTACAGGTGCCGGGCAAGCGCGGCAGCTTCCGTCAGGAATTCGACAACGTGCTGTACCTTGCCAAGCTGGCAGCCGCCTGCACGGTTTATCCGAATCTCAACGATGCAGAACTGCAGGACAGCTACGGCGTGAAATGCGCCGAGGAGCTGATCTCGGCCATGCTGACACCGGGTGAGTATACGAACTACACGGAAAAGCTGTTCGACATCTGCGGCTTTGGTGATGCTCCTGATCTGGTGGAACAGGCAAAAAACTGATTCGGGACGGGGATGACGAGGCTTCCGTCGCACATTTCTGCCTGCAGGAGCTTCACATCCTGCCGTCCGCATTTTTGAGTCTACCGACGGAAGAGAGAGCCTTTATCACAGCTTCGTGCATTGTGCGAGGCGAGGAAGAACAAAAGGCTCTGGATAAGACGAAACGAGGGAGGTGAGTTCTATGGCACTGTCCAACACCGTCCAGCTGCGCGATGGCATGAGCAATGTGCTCAGCCGTATTGCGTCCAACCTGAGTACGGTCAACGACCGGTTTGAGCGTATGCAGAACCTGACCGAACAGGCTGCACCGACCGGTCTGTATTCACAATTTAACAGCGAATTGGCGGGTGTGCGTGAAGAACTCACCCGAACCGTGAGCGAAGTCGAGGAGCTGCGGAGCAGCATGACCTCGGCGCAGCCGCCGGCGGAAAACTTGACGGCCTCGCTCAAAAAACTGGGCACGGCGTTCCTCGGCTCCAAGCTGGTGAGCGGTATCGTGAGTATGTCGGACGAAATGACGCAGACCACGGCGCGTCTGAATCTGATGAACGACGGTCTGCAAAGCACTGCCGACCTGCAGGAGCTGATCTATCAGTCGGCTATGCGCTCGCGCGGCGCGTACAACGCTACGGCTGACGCAGTCGCTAAGATGGGTCTGCTTGCCGGTGATGCATTCAGCAGCAATCAGGAAACGATCGCGTTTGTCGAGCAGCTGAACAAGCAGTTCAAGATTGCCGGTACCTCGGCCGAGGGACAGGCAGCCGCCATGCTGCAGATCACGCAGGCCATGGGCTCCGGCGTGCTGCGCGGCGAGGAGCTGAACTCGGTATTCGAGCAGGCGCCGACCATCATTCAGTCGATTGCCGACTATCTCGGCGTATCGGTCGGTGAGATCCGCAACATGGCACAGGAGGGCGAGCTGACGGCGAGCGTCGTCAAGTCCGCGCTGCTGTCCTCGGCGGAGGAAACCAACCAGAAATTCAACGAGATTCCGCTCACCTGGTCGGACGTCTGGACGCAGGCCAGCAACATGGCAATCATGGTATTGCAGCCGCTGCTCGAAGCCATCAACTGGGTGGCGAACAATATTGAGGTCATCGGCCCGCTGGTGCTTGCGGCTGCGGCAGCCTTTGCGCTGTTTGCGGTGGCCGCCAACTGGACGAAGATCTGTGCTGCGGCTACGAAGGCGCTGACCGCCGCACAGAAAATGCTCAATGCCGTGATGGCGCTCAACCCGATCGTGCTGATTATCGGCAGTATTATCATTCTCATCGGCGTGATCGCGGCGTATATCAACTACACGAACCGGGCGAAGAACGAAACAACGAGCGCCGTCGGCGTGATCTGCGGCCTGTTTGCGATGGCAGGCGCGTTCGTCTACAACATGTTCTATCTGCCGGTCTACAACGTCATTGCCGATCTTATCAACTTCCTCGGCAACGTGTTCCAGCATCCAATTGCGTCGATTGAGATTTTGTTTCTGCAGCTCAGTCAGTATGTTGTCGGTGTCATCCGCGGTATGGTGAGGACGATTGAGAAGCTCATCAACCTTATTCCGGGTGTGAAGATCAACATCACCAGCGGTCTGGACACGTTCTACGACAGCTACACCGACAGCATCCAGAAGATTAAGGATCAGTCCGGGTGGACGGAGTACGTTAAGCACAAGGAGAAGATCGAGTATTCAACGGCTTACGCCAACGGTTACAACTGGGGCGCAAACCTCCAGAACAGCATCTCCGAAAAGCTGGGTCTTGACCTGCCGGACGATCCGGCGACGGGTCTGCTGTCTAACATTGCGGACAACACCGCACAGATCGCGGACGACGTGAGCGTATCCTCGGACGACATCAAGCTGCTGCGCGATATTGCCGAGCGGCAGGCCATCAACAAGTACACCACCGCCGAGATTAAGGTGGAAATGGTCAACCACAATAACATCTCCAACGAGATGGACCTTGACGGCGTAGTAAACCTGCTGGAAGCCAAGGTCACCGAGGCCCTGGTCACCAGCGCGGAAGGAGTGCACATCTAAATATGTACGAATTTTACATGGATGGCGTGCTCCTGCCGGTCACGCCGGGAGCGCTTACGATTAAAGTAGCAAACCAGAACAAGACCATCAACCTTATCAACGAGGGTCAGCGCAACATTATCAAGACAGCAGGCTTGTCGAAAATCAGCTTTTCGGCGCTGCTGCCGAACCGGGAATATCCGTTTGCACGGTATTCGGGCGGTTATCAGCCTGCACAGTATTACATGAGCAAGCTGGAATCGCTCAAGAATGCCTACAAGCCGTTTGAATTCTCGGTTATCCGCATCGACGACAGCGGTGAGGAGCTGATGAGCGCACAGCCGATGACGGTATCTCTCGAAAGCTACGAGCTTGCCGAGGACGCGGGCAGCTACGGCGTTGACGTCATGGCAAAGATTGAATTGCTGCAATACGCGCCGTACCACACCAAGTCTATCGAGTTCAAGAAGAGCGAGAGCAGCACCACCACCAAGAAGGCGACCGTCACGCAGAATCGCGACACCACAACCGCACCGGCCGGCAAGACGTACACCATCAAGTCTGGTGATACGCTGTGGGATATTGCCCGCGTGAAGCTGGGGAACGGTACCAAGTGGCAGTCCATCTATAATCTGAACAAAGCAACCATTGAGGCCGCTGCCAAGAAGCACGGCAGATCAAGCAGCTCTAACGGCTGGTGGATCTACCCAGGCACCGTGCTCAAGCTGCCGAGTTAAGGAGGGGATAGCATGGGTAAATATGTTTGGCCGTGTCCATCCTACTCGCGCATTTCGAGCGGCTACGGCAACCGTACCTGCCCGTTCCACGGCAAGGAATTCCACGACGGCGTTGACCTTGCTTCTGCTTCGGGTACTCCTATTCTTGCGTTCGGCCCCGGCACGGTCACGAAGTCCGGCTGGTACGGCGGTTACGGCAACTACATCAGTATCGACCACGGCGGCGGTCTGATGAGCTTTTACGGGCACGCCTCGGCGCTCTACGTCAAGCAGGGCGCGAAAGTCACCGCCGGGCAGAAGATTGCCGCCGTTGGCACGACCGGCAGTTCAACCGGCTGCCACCTGCATTTCGGTATGCACAAGAACGGCTCGTCCGTCAATCCACTGAACTACGTTTCCTCCGGTGATACGCTTGCCAAGTATTCCGGCGCGAAGTCGGGCGGTACGGCAACGAATACGGTAAAAGCACTCTTTACCGCCTATTATCCTGCGAATAACGCAATGGAGGGCGGTTTTCTCGATGCGCTCGGCAACAAACTGGATCCAAGCAAGCACACCTGCGCTGCACCGCCGTCTGTGCCGTTCGGGACGAAAATCACCGTGCAGGGTACTGGTACTGCACTTGACGGCGTGACCTACACCGTCAATGACCGCGGCGGCATGATTCAAATCGAAAACGGCGTGTACCACTTCGACCTCTTGATGTCCTCGAACGCTGAATGCAACCGCTGGGGCAAGAAGTACGGCAAAGCTGTCATCGGCGGCTCGGGCGGCTCGTCCGGCTCGACGTCTTCGGGCACGAGCACCGAGAAAGAGAAGAAGGACATCACGACCGTTGTTGTTAAGTCTGTCACCGGCGCGGCGGGTACGCGCAAGGAGATCCTGCGGGATGTGCCGTCCTGCCAGATGCCAGGCGCGGAGCTGATCATCCAGAACAAAAACGGTCAGCTTCAGCAGCCGATGATCGAGGGCGACATCGTGTGGGAAACCACCCGCAGCGGCGCGGCGTCCTCGCTAACGTTCACCGTGGTCAAGGACGATACCCTCAACTTTCACGAGGGCAATCCGGTCAGCTTTCGGTTTAACGGCGCGAATGTGTTCTACGGATACGTCTTTAAGAAGTCGCGCTCAGACAATCGGCTGATTAAGGTCACGGCCTATGACCAGCTGCGCTACTTCAAAAACAAGGACACCATCAGCTACACGAACAAGACCTATGCCGATGTGCTGAAAATGCTGGCGGCGGACTACGGCCTCAAGGTCGGTACCGTGACCGACACCAAGTACAAGATTCCGCAGCGTATCGAGGAGGGGACGCTCTTTGATATGCTCGGCAATGCCAGTGACCTGACCATCATCAGCACCGGTAAGGTGTACGTCTTGTATGACGATTTCGGGAAACTGTGCCTGAAACCGTATGAGAGCCTGCTCCTGCCGCTCTACATCGACGAGGACACGGCGCAGGGTTACAGCTACACCTCGTCCATCGACAGCGACGTGTACAACCGCATCAAGCTGGCGTGGGACAACGACGAAACCGGCGTCAGAGAGGTTCATGTGATGAACAATACTGCCAGCCAGAGCAAATGGGGCACGCTCCAGTATTACGAAAAGCTGGACAACGCCCTCAACACCGCTGACCTGCAAACCAAGGCCAAGGCGCTGATGAAATACTACAACGTCATCCACCGTGAGCTGACCATGCAGAAAGTGTTCGGGGATGTTCGAGCACGCGCCGGTACTTCGGTTTGTGTCGGCATGGGCTTGGGTGACATCAACATCAAGAACTATATGTGTGTGGAGAAGGCTAAGCACACGTTCAGCAATGGTCTTTACACGATGGATCTGTATCTGAGCGGAATCCGAGGTGAGTTTAGTGCCTGATTTGTTCAACGCCATGAAGCAGATTGCGAAGGACGTCTTTGACACGCTGCAACCTGCTGACTGGTGCTACGGAAAGGTCATCTCGCTTGACCCGTTTCAGGTGCAGATTGACCAGAAACTGCCGCTCAAAAAAGAGTTTCTGGCCGTCCGTACTGGCATGAGCGCGTCCTCGTTTAAGGTAGGGGACAAGCTCATTCTGCTAAGGAAACAGGGCGGTCAGGAATATCTCATTTTAGACAAGAAAGGGGCGCTGTAATGCTGCCAACAGAGTATAATGACGATCTCGTGCAGGATTTCGAGATTGAAACACAGCCTACGCGCACCTATGCGCTGCGGTTTGACGGCTACCCGTGTTCCGGCGGCAAGCTGGACGGACTAGAAGCCATGAAGCAGGCCATCTTCCTGATTCTTCAGACCGAGCGGTTTCAGTACGCCATCTATTCATGGAATTACGGCATTGAGCTGAACGCCCTGCTGGGTCAGACCATGACGCCGTATCTGCAGGCCAAGGTCGCCAAGGCGATTGAAGATGCGCTCATGGCAGATGATCGTGTGCTCTCGGTTGAGCAGTTTTCGTTTGTCAAGAGAAAGCGCAGCCTGCTTGTGAAATTTACGGTAACCACGACCGAGGGCGACGTGGAAAGCGAATTTGAGTTTGGAGGTGAAGCGGCATGATCGGAAAGTATTCCGATGAAATGACGTTTGACTACATTATGAATCGTATGCTGGAATCCGTGCCGGATACGGTGGACAAGCGCGAGGGCAGCATCATCTATGACGCGCTCGCACCGGCAGCCGCAGAACTGGTCAAATGCTACATGGAACTTGATGTTGTCATGGACGAAACCTTTGTTGATACCGCGTCCCTGCAATACCTTATGCTGCGTTGCAAAGAGCGCGGCGTAGCTATTCAAGGCGAAACAGCTGCCGTTATCGAGGGCGTGTTTACGCCGTCCAGTGTGGAGCTGACCGCGGGCCTGCGGTTCAACTGCGATGAGGTGAACTACACCATCACAGAAAAGATCTCGGCAGGTCACTACAAGCTGGAAGCTGAAACGCTCGGCACGGTCGGCAACAAGTACACCGGTCTGCTGTTACCGATCCAGACGGTCAACGGATTGGAAACCGCCCAGATTGCAGCGGTGCTCATTCCGGCCGAGGACGGCGACACGACCGACACGCTGCGCGAGAAATACTACGCCAGCATTGACGGTGAGGCTTTCGGCGGGAATGTCGCGGACTACCGCGAGAAGGTCAACGCGATTACCGGCGTGGGCGGTGTCAAGGTCTATCCGGTATGGAACGGCGGCGGTACGGTAAAGCTGACTATTATCGCGTCGGACTTCACCGCGCCCAGTACGGAGCTCATCAGCAAGGTACAGACCGCCATCGACCCCGAGGGCAATCAGGGCGAGGGCCTCGGCCTTGCGCCGATCGGACACACGGTGACCGTCACCGGCGCACGCTACGCTGACCTCACCGTTGCAGCGAATGTCACCTTTGCCGCCGGATGGAGTTGGGACAACGGCAAGTCGCAGCTCGTGAGCGCTGCTAATGCGTATCTTGATGAACTGCGTAAGAACTGGGCGGACAGTGAAACAACAGTGGTTCGTATCTCGCAGATCGAAACACACCTGCTGACCGCGGATTGCGTGGTCGACGTGGACGGCACAACCGTTAACGGCGATACCAGGAACATCGAGCTGGCTGCGGACGAGATTCCGCGGCTGAGTACGATTGGCGGTGCGTCGTGAGAAAGAAGCTGCAAGACTACCTGCCGTCGATCCTGCTGAAAACCTACGAGTTTCCGCTTTTGTGCGACACCGAGCAGCCGGAGATTGACCGTCTGCGCGATGCCGCTGATGCGGTGCTGGACGCGCAGTTCATCAGTACCGCCGGTGAAACCGCCATTGCGCGCTACGAGAAGATCTTCGGCATTACGCCGATGGACACGGACACACTGGACGAGCGCCGGTTTAAGGTGCTCGCAAAGATCAATGCGCAGCTGCCGTTCTCGGTGCGCCGCCTGCGGCAGCAGCTTGAAACGCTCTGCGGTGCGGACGGCTACAAGCTCGAGCTGGATGGTGGCAAATACACGCTAACCGTTAAGGTGGCGTTGACCGCAAAGCGCAATCAGCAGGCGGTCGAGGAACTGCTTGCCGACATTGTACCCGCGAATATGGTTTGTACAACATCGTTGCTGTACAACACATGGGAGCAGATCAAGAAGTTAACATGGGGCGAGCTGAAAAAGCTCACCTGGCGAGAAATTAAGGAGGAGGTGCTGCCGGATGGAGCAAACACCTAACTATCATCTGAATACGCCCGGCTACGAGGAGTTCGGCGATGTCGAAGTGCTCAACCAGAACTTTGCCGCGATCGACGCCGAGCTGAAAAAGAATGCTGACGCGGTGGGCGAACGTGTCAAGACCACTGAACTGGCCGAGAAGGTCAAGCAGACCGTCAAGGACGGCCGTCTGGCCGCAAAGGATCTCGGCGCCGTATCAGCTGATACCAAGGGCAAGGCCAACGGTGTGGCAGGTCTGGACGGGAACGGCAAAGTGCCCTCCGGCCAGCTGCCCGAGATGAATTACGAGGGTAAGGGCGCCGTAGATACGCATAACAAGAGCTCAGCCGCGCACGCTGCACTGTTTAAGGCAATTAACGATTTGCTTGCGGCGCACGTCAAGGACACCGGCAACCCGCACAAGGTCACACCGGCGCAGATTGGTGCTATCGCGCTGACCCTGCTCGGCCAGCCGAACGGTCCGGCGGTGCTGGATAAGGACGGCCGTCTGACCGCTGACCAGCTCGGTGGCATGATCGGCGGCGAGAGCGACAGCGGCACCGGTGAACTGCAGGACACCGAGATGGAGGTCGGCACGATCACCAATGCAGGGGCGGGCTGGAACACCTACCATTTTAGAGAGGCGTTTGAGGGTATCCCGCAAGTTGTATGTCAGGCTGAGGACTTTGACGGCGTTGTACTGGTCAAGGACATTACCGCCGAGGGATTTTTGTACTGCCTGCGTACCTTGCAGACCGGCAGTTACTACACCGGTAGCGCGACGGGCACCAATCCGTCGCACAGCGCGAACACGCTGGTCAGCGGCACAACGACCACGGCTGACAGTATCAAGATTAACTACATCGCAGTAGAGTATGGAGGCGAGCGATAATGTTAGGAGTAAATCAGTTGGACTTTATGAGCTACACAGCAGCCTTAAAGTCCAATTACCGCAAGGGTATTCGCCGGATGGAGGCAATCCTTGCAAACCCGGCCCACGCAAAGGAGTTTGCCGCCAACCTCGGTGGCGTGAGTGTCGTACTGGGCGTTCCGGTGAATCTGCCGGACCGCAACAGCGACAAGCTGCTTGAGCTGCTGCTCGGCAGTACGGTTGCCGATGATGCGGTGCTGACATGGATGCACCAGTTTTACGAGTTTACCGGTTGGGACGATCTGCTCAGTGATTCCGCCCGCTGCAAGGAGATGGCCAACAACCCGCTGATCTGGCGCGCGGCCGGCGGCAGTAAGCTGGCGGTTGGCAAGTCTATTGCTACGTTGGCGGGGCTGTCCTGCGCTGACTATGCAGACATCGACGCGGTAGCGGCTTCTCAGGTTGCTATGACGGCCATCCAGAAATCGCAGGTAGCAATGGCTGCTATGTGGCGCAGCGACACCGCAATCAAAGCACTGCAGGCCAACGCGACCGCGTGGAAGACGTTTACCGGAGCCACCAGTGCGGTCATGGGTAAGACCGTTGCAATCCTCGCTAATCTGGATCCGTCGGGCTATGCTGACATGACTGCGATTGCAGCCTCTCAGGTTGCTATGACGGCGGTAGCAGCCTCTCAGGTTGCTATGGCGGCTATCATCGGCAACTCGACTGCGCTCAATGCCGTTGTAACCTCTCAGGTTGCTATGGCGGCAGTAGCAGCCTCTCAGGTTGCTATGGCGGCCGTAATCGGAAACGCCACTGCGCTCAATGCCGTGGTGACCTCTTCGGTTGCTATGGCGGCTATCATCGGCAACTCGACTGCGCTCAATGCCGTTGTAACCTCTCAGGTTGCTATGACGGCCATCCAGAAATCGCAGACTGCACTCAGCTCG